AGATCTTTCTGCAGTTGTTGCTGCTGGATCTTCGGTTCATGTAGGTAGTGCTCTGACTTTTGTTGCTGTTGGTAGTGTATCGTACAGCAATGGTTTAACATCCTTCACCATCGGTGCTGGATCGACAACTGCTGTTACTATTGCATCTGGTGCTGCAGTAACATTCTTCGGATCCCTCAGAAACGGAACTCCTGGTGACTGGTTCGATTCTCAAACAATCGACCTTTCTAATGGAACCAAACTTGCTTGGAATCAAATCGCTGAGCGTCCTGGAACTTCTGGATACGCTGAAGTAAGAGCTGCCAAGAATGATGAAGTTCACGTTGTCGTTATCGACGACAAAGGCGGAATCACAGGAAACGTTGGAACTATCCTTGAGAAGCACCTGTCCCTTTCTAAGGCAACTGATGCTGAGTTCTCTGTAGGTGATGCTTCCTACTATAGAAAGTATGTCAAGGCTCAGTCCGATAACATCTATCTTGGTGGTCAACCTGCTGGAACCAGAGCAACTGGATTCACAACCGCAACTGGATGGACTGCTGCTACAGATACTGCATGGGATCAACCTGCTCAAGGTATCAACTTTGCTGGTATCGGTAACACCAACATGCAACTTGGTGGTGGCGTTAACTACGGTGCCAAGACTGGAACTACCAACACTGCTGCAAACTCTGGTGGTCTCACCGCTTCTGCTGCAAACATTAGAGCTGGTTTTGAAGTATTCGCTAACCCCGATAACTATCCCGTAGATTTCGTTCTGATGGGATCTGCCAACTATAACCTCGCAGAAGCACAATCTGTTGCTCTGAAGGCCATTGACGTTGCAGAGAGAAGAAAGGATGCTCTTGCATTCATCTCGCCCTACAGAAAAGCAATCATCAATGATGCTGCCGCTGGTTCGGTAACTGTAAACTCTGATGTAGACATCACAAATAACGTAGTTGGATTCTTCGGTCCTCTGACATCTTCCTCCTACGCTGTATTTGATAGTGGTTATAAGTACATGTATGACCGCTTCAATGCTACCTTCAGATATGTTCCTCTGAATGGAGATATCGCTGGCATCTGTGCTAGAAACGATATCAACAACTTCCCCTGGTTCTCTCCCGCTGGAACCCTGAGAGGTGCTATCCTGAATGCTGTTAAGGTTCCTTATAACCCCAACCAGCAACAAAGAGATGTTCTTTACAGCAACAGAATCAACCCTGTAATCTTCCAATCTGGATCTGGTATTGTTCTCTTTGGAGACAAGACGGCTCTTGCTAAGTCTTCTGCCTTTGACAGAATTAACGTTCGTCGTTTGTTCCTGTTCCTGGAGAAAGCGATTTCCGCTGCCGCCAAGGATCAACTCTTTGAGTTCAACGACGAAATCACAAGAAGCAACTTCGTTAACACGATTGAACCTTTCCTCAGAGATGTTCAGTCCAAGCGTGGTATCACAGATTTCGTTGTCATCTGCGACGAAACAAATAACACCGCTGCTGTAATTGACAACAACGAGTTCGTGGCTGACATTTACATCAAACCCGCTCGTTCCATCAACTTCATCGGTCTGACATTCGTTGCTACTCGCAGCGGTGTTGACTTTGAAGAAGTCATCGGTAACGTTTAATTCCTTAAATATCAAAAAAGACTAGAGGTTCCACAATGGCAAGTAGACAACAACTCAACCCTCCGGCTTTAAGGAAGATCAGTGATTTCAAGAGCAAACTGACTGGTGGCGGTGCCAGACCTAATCTGTTTGAAGTTGCATTATCGTTCCCTGGTATTGCTCCTGCAGATAACAATGTTCTGGACAAAGCAAGATTCTTGGTAAAGGCAGCTGCGCTGCCTGCTTCCAACGTTGCTCCCATTGATATTCCTTTTAGAGGAAGAATTCTCAAGATCGCTGGTGATAGAACCTTCGATACTTGGACAGTAACCGTAATCAACGATACTGACTTTGCAATCAGAGGTGCTTTTGAAAAGTGGATGAATGCTATCAATAACGTAGCAGATGCCACTGGAGAAAGCAACCCCCTCAACTACAAGTCGGATGCATATGTATTCCAACTGAATCGTGAGGGAGATACAATCAGAACATATCGTTTCTATGATGTGTTCCCCACCAACGTATCGCAGATCGAACTTTCATATGATTCTTCCGATACTCTGGAAGAGTTCACTGTTGAACTCCAAGTCCAGTACTGGGAAGCATATGGAAATGGTGGAGATATCACTGGTTGATAAGGTCACCTAAATAGAGATAGTAGAAATCGGATTTAGATAATGCCTAAGCTTTTTGGCTTCTCAATTGAAGACACCGATCCAAAACCCAAAAGTGTAGTCAGCCCTGTTCCTCCTAATAATGAGGATGGGGTTGACTATTATCTTTCTAGCGGTTTTTATGGTCAATACGTTGACATTGAAGGTGTCTACAAAACTGAGGCCGATCTGATTAGAAGATATAGGGAAATGGCTCTGCACCCAGAGTGTGACAGTGCCATTGAAGATATTGTGAACGAAGCAATTGTTTCGGATCTGAATGATTCTCCCGTTTCTATTGATCTTCAAAATCTTAATGCTAGTGACGACATTAAAAAAATCGTCCGTAAAGAATTTAAGTACATTAAAGATCTTCTTGATTTTGATTCTAAGTGTCACGAAATTTTTAGAAACTGGTATGTTGATGGTAGAATTTACTACCACAAAATTATCGATCTAAAAGATCCTGCGGCTGGTCTTCAAGAGATCAGATTTATTGACGCTCTTAAGATGCGTTATATCCGACAGGAAAAGAAACTGACTCAGAATCAAAGAGCTGCTCTTACTGGAATCAATTCAAGAGAAGATACTGCAGACCAACTTGCTAGAGGAGTTACTCCAGAGATTGAGGAGTACTTCATGTATACTCCCAGACAAATGTACCCCTCGCAAATTACTGGGGGTAGTGAAGCAAAAGGAGTAAGAATTGCAAAAGATGCAATTACATATTGCACCTCTGGTCTGGTAGATAGGAACAAGTCTATTGTTCTTTCGTATCTCCACAAAGCAATTAAGTCTCTCAATCAACTTCGTATGATTGAAGACTCGCTTGTTATCTATAGATTGTCTCGTGCTCCAGAGCGTAGAATTTTCTACATCGATGTTGGTAATCTGCCTAAAGTTAAGGCTGAGCAATACCTCAAAGATGTGATGAACAGGTATCGTAACAAACTGGTTTACGATGCTGGCACTGGTGAGATTCGTGATGATAGAAAGTACATGTCCATGCTGGAAGATTTCTGGCTTCCTAGAAGAGAAGGTGGACGTGGCACAGAAATCACAACTCTTCCTGGTGGTCAAAACCTTGGAGAACTGTCTGACGTAGAGTATTTCCAAAAGAAACTTTACAGATCCCTTCAAGTTCCCGAATCTAGAATTGCTGCTGATGGTGGTTTCAACCTCGGCCGTTCTTCTGAGATTTTGAGAGATGAACTTAAGTTTGCTAAGTTTGTTGGCCGTCTCCGCAAACGTTTCAGCAATATCTTCCTGGATCTTTTAAAGACTCAACTTATCCTCAAAAACATCATCACCCCAGAAGATTGGGATTTGATGAAAGAGCACATTCAATTTGATTACATTTACGATAATCAATTTGATGAACTCAAAGATGCTGAACTGATGAACAGCCGTCTTGGAGTTGTTGCTCAGATCGAACCATATCTCGGCAAATATTATTCTGTTGAGTATGTTCGTCGCAATATTCTGAGACAGACAGATCAAGAAATTATTGAGATTGATGCTCAGATTGAAGATGAGATTGAAAAAGGTATTCTTCCTGACCCAGAAGAAATGGCAGGAATTGGTGCAGATGGTCAACCTGTAGATGGCGGTAATGGTGGTCAAAACTTAGGAAATGTTCCTAAAGATGATCAAGTTGATGAGAAATCTGTAGAGCCTCCAAAGGGCGGAGAGATCTGATCAGATAAATAAATTATACAGGTTTGAACTAATACCATGACACCTTCTGAAATTATCGATGCGATCATCGATGATCGATCCGCATCTGAGGTCAGTGATGCTATCAAAGATGTACTTTTCAATAAGTCATCTGAGAGAATTGATGCTATGAGGAACTCTGTTGCAAGTCAACTTTTTGGCGAACCAAGCGAAGAAGAAGATGAGGAAGAGTACGACTCTGAAGAAGAGTACGAAGATGATTATGAAGAAACACAAGAGGATCAAGAATAATGGCAAGAACATTGCTACTTGGAGCTGAAGCTGCTCTACCCACTACAGTTGGTGCTGCATCTAGTTTTAGTCAAGCAACTGTTGTTCGTCTATACAATAGCAGTGCATCAACTGCACATTTGGTCACTCTTTTGGATTCGGAATATCAAGGAATTGGTTCTATGACCATTCCTGCAGGAACAACCGAGTTCATCGAAAAAAATCATGGAGATTTGCTTCTTGCAGCAAATGCTGAAGTTAAAGGTGCAAAAGTAGGATTTACCGTTTAAAAAAATGAAACTCATCAGAGAAGAAATCGAACAGGTAGAAGTTATCGTTGAATCTCGCAACGGTAAGAAGAACCTGTATATCGAAGGAATTTTTCTTCAGACCGAACAGCCTAACAGAAACCGTCGCGTCTATTCCATGGGACTCATGGAAAGAGAAGTAAAGAGATACACCGAAACCTTTATCGACAAAGGACGTGCTTTAGGCGAACTCGGTCATCCTGATGGGCCTACAGTTAACCTCGATAGAGTATCTCACAAAATTGTTTCTCTGCAAAGAGAAGGCAATAACTTTATCGGAAAGGCTAAAATCCTTTCTACTCCTATGGGTAAGATTGCTGAGTCTCTCTTATCTGAAGGCGTAAAACTTGGCGTTTCCTCTCGTGGTGTTGGAACTTTAAGTCCCACCAAAGAAGGATACAGTTTAGTCAATGATGACTTCATGCTCGCCACTGCTGCTGATATTGTAGCAGATCCTTCCGCTCCTGATGCGTTTGTCAATGGCATCATGGAAGGAAAGGATTGGGTATGGGATGGAGGCATCCTCCGCGAAAAACTCGCAGAGAAAACTTACAAGAAGATTAACACACTTGTTGACTCTAGAAGACTTGAAGAGAACAAACTTAATCTCTTCCAAGATTTCTTGGCAAACTTGTAATTTATAAATACATTTAGGTTAAATTTAACACGATTTTTTCGGAGAAGTTAACAATGTCCGCTGGAAAAAACTTACAAGAAATGGAGAACCCTGTAACCAGGGGAGCGAAAGCTGGCGAATCGATGGACTCATCTAAGAAGAGCACCTATGTCCCTGGACATGCTCAGATTGAGGATCTCGGTGGCCCCACTCCTGAGAACTACAAGCCCGATGATGACTCGGCCAAACTGAAAGAGCCTTCTCTTTCGCACGTTCGTAACGTAGTTAACGCTAAAGCAAAAGCAGCGGAAGCAATGGACGCTTCGAAGAAGAACACCTACGGCGAAGACGTAGAGTCTGACGAAGAAATCGTGGATGAGTCCACCATCGAAGAAGAAGAAACTGACGTTAACATCGAAGAAGATGTTGCCGCTCTGTTCTCTGGCGAAGAACTCTCGGAAGAATTCCAAGAGAAAGCGAGAATCATCTTCGAAGCAACTGTTAAGGCTAAAGTTTCCGAAGTTCGTGAGCAACTCGAAGAAGCATATGCCGCTCGCATTGTTGAAGAAGTTGAGGAGATCAAGGAAGAATTGGTCACTCGCGTCGATGCTTATCTTGAGTACGTTTCCGAAGAGTGGATCAAGGAAAACGAACTGCAGATCGAGCACGGTCTGAAAACAGAAATGACTGAATCGTTCCTGCAAGGAATGAGAGGTCTTTTTGAAGATCATTATGTGAATATCCCTGACGATAAATATGATGTTGTCGAAATGATGGTAGACAAACTTGATGACATGGAGGCAAAACTCAACGAGCAAATTGAGAAGAATATTTCTCTGAATCAAAGGCTCGGTGAGTCCGTCGCTGATCACATCCTTAAGGACGTATCCGAAGGACTTGCTGTAACCCAAAAGGAGAAACTCGCATCTCTTGCTGAAAGTGTTGAGTTTGAGAGTGAAGAATCCTATCGCGAGAGGCTGGTAAACCTCAGAGAATCGTATTTCTCTACCGAGAAGGTTGCCAAGCAAGAAACAACCGAGACATTGACTGAAGGTATGGAAACCGTTCCTGCTGCTCCTGCTGGACGCATGAACGCATATCTCCGCGCTCTCGGCAACAAATAATCTCGCACCCTTTAGTAAACTCAAACAATCACAGGTAAACGAAGCATGTTTAACTCGCAACAGCTTCAAGAGAAGTGGGCTCCCCTTCTGGATGCCGCTGGATGTGATCCTATTAAGGACGCCCATCGTCGTGCAGTTACTGCCACTCTCTTGGAAAACCAAGAAAAGTTCCTCATGGAGGAGCAATCTTTCAATCGTGGTCACAACCTGATGGAAGCCCCCACCCAGTCGTTCTCGGCTGGCGGTGGTGCCTACTACAACGGTAGTGGTGGAACCGATAGCGGCAACCCCACTGGCGGTTTTGACCCCGTTCTGATCAGCCTCATCCGTCGCTCGATGCCCAACCTGGTCGCTTATGACCTCGCTGGCGTTCAACCCATGAGCGGCCCCACTGGACTGATCTTCGCAATGCGTTCTCGCTACGAGAACATGACCGGAACCGAGGCCCTGTTCAACGAGCCCGATTCGGCATTCTCTGCTCAGCGTCAAGGCTACGACGCAACCCAAGGTGATTACACTGGTGGTTCTGATTCCGGCGGTTCCGTTGGTTTCGGTACAACCCTCCAGCGTGGTTCCAACCCTGGTGTTCTTGATCCTAATGCTGGTCCTGCTGACTACAGCGTTGGTCAAGGCATGAGCACCCTGAACTCTGAGACCCTCGGTGAGAGCGGCGACGAGTTCAACAAGATGGCCTTCTCGATCGAGAAAGTCACCGTTACTGCTAAGAGCCGTGCTCTGAAGGCAGAATACTCGCTGGAACTGGCACAAGACCTTAAGGCAATCCACGGTCTGAACGCTGAGGCTGAACTCGCCAACATTCTCTCGACTGAGATTCTGGCTGAGATCAACCGTGAAGTTATCAGAACCATCTATAAGGTTGCTGAAGCTGGCGCTCAAACCAACGTTGCTACCGCTGGTCAATTTGACCTCGATATCGACTCCAACGGTCGTTGGTCGGTTGAGAAGTTCAAGGGTCTGCTGTTCCAAATCGAAAGAGATGCGAACGCTATCGCTCAGAGAACTCGTAGAGGAAAGGGCAACATCATCCTGACTTCGGCTGACGTTGCTTCTGCTCTGACCATGGCTGGTGTACTCGACTACACCCCTGCTCTGAACGCTAACCTGAATGTTGACGACACCGGCAACACCTTTGCTGGAACCATCAACGGTAAGTACCGCGTTTATATCGATCCCTTCGCTAGCAACAGCACTGCTCTGCAGTACTACGTTGTTGGTTATAAGGGTTCCAGCCCCTATGACGCTGGTCTCTTCTACTGCCCCTACGTTCCCCTCCAAATGGTTCGTGCCGTTGGGGAGAACACCTTCCAGCCCAAGATCGGCTTTAAGACCCGTTATGGCATGGTTGCTAACCCCTTCGCTGAGGGAACCACCCAGGCCTACGGTGCTATCACTGCCGCTACCAACAGATACTACAGAAGAGTTTCTGTTAAGAACCTCATGTGATTTTCATCACATAACTCTAAGGACCCTTCGGGGTCCTTTTTTTTATGGATAAATATAGCGCCTACTCTAAACTTTATGGAACACAAATTTGAACACCATTGGGGTGGAGAAGAGATGTGGTATCACAAAGCAGAGAGGTGGGCAAATAAACAAAAGTTTCCCATCAATCATCTTGCATTAGGTTTCATCGCTTGGTTAAAAGAAAAATGGATTGAAGGTAAAATTGAAATGACAATGCAGTCTGTTGATAAACAGGCAGAAGACATCGTAAAACAATGGGAGGAAGAGGATGAGCGAAATCGACCCAAAGCAGAGATCGTGGAGGAGGGACTATTTGGAGAGGAAGGCTGGTCTATCAGCATTTCAAATCCAGTTGTTGAAAGAAGGCCCGAAGAAACTAACTGATGCTTGGGCATTAGGTGCAATGAGAAATGATTGGGAAAAGTATTATGCCAAGAAATAGTGTGACTAAAGATGAATTGAACGTTAGAGTTCTAAACTTGAAGAATGAACTTTACAATGGACTCAACTACGGAAAGAGTGGGGACTGGCATGACGGTGCTCACGATGCCCTAAATAGAGTATTGGACATCTTAAAAGAGTATAGAGAGTGACTAGATCTGCCTTCACTCAACAGATTCAGAATAGAAATTTTCTGTCTCCAGTTGGGTTTAAATTTACAATTACAAAGGCACCTAAAGTTGCATTCTTTTGCCAACAGGCTGGATTGCCTGAGTTGGCACTAGGAATTGCAAACCAACCTTCATACCTGAAAGACATCGATATGCCAGGTGAAAAACTGGAATATGGAGATCTTACAGTCAGTTTTCTGGTTGATGAAAACTTAGAGAACTACATGTCCATTCATAACTGGCTCCTTGGACTGGGATTCCCAGAAACTCCTCAACAGTTCAAAGATCTGGTAAGAGATGAAGATGCTGTCTCTAGAACCAACAACGATATCGCTGATCCAGACTACGGGCAACAATTTTCTGACGGATCTCTAATCATCCTCACCAGTCACTTCAACCCAGCATATCAAGTCAGATTCAAAGATCTATTCCCATACTCTCTAACAGGTTTAGATTTTGATGCTACTGCTTCAGACACAGAATACTTTACAGCACAAGCATCTTTCAAGTATACTTACTATACTATCACTGATATGTCTGGAAACAGGCTAACCACTGATTTTGTAGATTAACTGATTTTTTTACTTTATGATGAGTCTTGATGAAGTTCAAAAGATGTGGGAAAAAGATAGCGAGATTGACAGAGATGATCTTGCAAATGAATCCCTCAGAACCCCAATGTTGCACTGCAAGTACTGGGATATATACAATACGACCACACTGCTTCGAGAGAAAGTAGTTGACGGTTACAACAAAAAGAAATTAGAACGTTGGAATTATTACACAGGGAAAGCATCCCCTGATGTTTATGAAGAAGATCCATTCCCATACAAGGTAAGGGAAAAGGATGCAATCATCAGATACATTGAGGCTGATGAACAACTATCGAAAATATCTCTGAAGATCAAGTATTATGATACTCTTTTGAAATTCTTGGAAGAGATTATCAAATCTCTCAACAACAGAGGATTTGCTATCAAAAATGCTATTGATTGGATGAGATTCCAAAATGGATTATAATAAGCATGAGTCATCTAATCATCGGCAAGAAGAACGAAGTTTATCTTCGTGTTCAAGCCGAACCTCATATCTTTTACGAACTATCTGATCAATTTACTTTTGATGTACCTGGGGCAAAGTATATGCCTCAGTACAGAAACAAGTGGTGGGATGGAAAAATCCGCTTGTTTAATATTCAGACTGGTGAAATCTATGTTGGGTTGTTAGATAAACTAATCAGGTTTTGCAAGGATCACAACTACACATACGAATTCGTCAATAACAAATTTTACGGCACTCCTTTTGAAGTCAACGAAATGATTTCGAAAGAGGGTGTCAAAGATTACATGAATTCTATATGTTCTCACACGCCAAGAGAATATCAAGTTGATGGCGTTTACGATGCATTGAGACATAATAGAAGACTGTTAATCTCACCCACGGCTTCA